GTCCCTTAATCGCTCATCGCCTTTGGTCTTAACCTGAATAACGTCAGCAACCCCATTGTGGCAATACCCAGTTGAAGTAAGAGAAAGGTCTAGTCCAAGTACCCGGTCAAATGCCACGGCAAAATAGTACCCGTACAGCAAAGACCCGCCAGACCTCTAGCAGCCTGGCGGGTGCACCCTTTTAGGCAAAGCAGGACGCCCAAAAGATTTTGCCGTGATTTGAATCACTCGACCTTGGACCACCCGCCTTTCTTTCTCTGAGAAACGGCTACGGCTAGAGAACCTCAGAGTACCATCACAAAATTCTTGACTCAGGTAAATAGATATTTGCGCAGACATAAAAAAAGAGACGCAAGAACCGGGTGCCGCACGTTGCCCTGTGCACCCGGCCCTCGCGCCTATAACGGTCCTAAGGATATTAATTCTACAACCGAATTATTTTCTGTGTTGTAAACGCAAGTGATGTTTAGCGTTCCCACCCGTGCTTCGCTAAGCCCAAATCAAATGCAAGTTGAGGATAGTTTCCAATTCGCGTATGACACTTTCTGCATACGGCCATAAGATTTTCCTCATCAAGTATTGAACCACCTTGAGAGCGTCGAATTATTTCGTGTATATCTTGGCTTCTGTTTTTTCTATAAACAGATAGCTCGTCATGCTTTGCAAACTTTTCGCATGCCTCACACCATGGTCTTTCTTCTAGGAGTCTTTGGACGAGTGGGCGGCGTAGCTGGTATTCCTTCTCTTTCTTTTTAGAGCGATACCGCATTACTCTGACTCAAGTTCATCAAAAACAAACTTGTTTTCCTTAAGAGCAACCTCAAGTGCCTCATCAAGGTCGTCAATGTCTTCACCGCGTTCCTCAAGGTATGCAGCGATTGCAGACTCAAGCATCTGGACGCGACTGGTCGCACTCTCGTTTTCTCCAAGTGAGACAACAAAATCAAGTCGTTTATTAACGTGGAACTTGAATCTCGTGATTTTATTTGCGCGCATATCATAAGCAGAAACAGCTTCTGCCAGAAGATTTACGCCCTCGTCACCAAGCTCAACATAACGCTGAATATCTCGCTGCTTGTCGTAGTTGATGTTGTCAATTTGGTTCTCAAGATTCTCTGCAAGAGCAAGAAGAGCTCGCTTCCAACGCTCTCTATTTTGTGGCAACATCAAGTAATCACGTTGCGAATCTGAAACTTTGTTTTTTACGTCCTCAGCTACAAGCTGCGCGAAAACCTCATCGTTCATTCTTCTTGTTCCAATAAGTGCAGACAGTTCTTTTGTATGAACACCAGTCGCAGAGTCGAGATGGAATTGCTTCCCAGTTTCCACTTTCATATGATGTGTCAATCTCCTTCTTTACGGTTGTAATAGTGACTTCTGTTTCAGTGAAATCATGCTCCGTGGGAACATGCGTTTTTTTTACCGCATCTTTCAGATACAGCAATTCTAATTTGAATGATTTATCTGTGACAACTTGACCCAATAGCAATGAGTAAACTGTCAACTGGAAAAACTTGTCGCCCATGTACTTAGGGCTGGGCGTCTTTCCGGTTTTGTAGTCAGAGATGGTGATTGTGTCTCCGTCAATGAGCCATCTGTCAATAAAACCACGCATCTGCACTCCGCCAATTTTCCCATTGAGTTCAGACTCAATTCCGTCTGGAGTAAACGACTGCGGATTCTCAATGATGAATGCATTCTCAATACACCACCAACTGTTCCACCTGAACTCATTCAAACTGAGATTTTTCAAGTACGGCCGTACGGCTTCTTCCCACTGACCGCTTGCCCAAAGGTTTGTTGCAATTGACTTAGCCAATGCAACAGTTCTCTCTGATTGTTCAAACGCATAAAGATTCTCAAGAACCTCATGAACAAAGTTCCCCATAAGGGTTTCCTGTGTTGGGGGTTCAGCAATCTTGTCAATCCTTGAAAGCTTGTATTTCAAAGGACATTGACGATATGTTCCAACCGAAGAGGGCGATAGGTACTCGGGTAACTTGCCACCATCAGCGCTAGACACTTACTACGCTACTTCTGCGTTGAAAGCAATTGCTACAGCTGATTCATGCAAGAACATTGCATCCTTGACGGAGACAGTTTCACGTGTTGGAACAGGAGATGAATTTGAAAACTCGTTCCATGTTTCACGAAGTTTTGTTTTCTGCTCTTTGGTGAAAGTCTTGCTGATTCCAATGAAATTATCCCAAGCGCTAGCTGCCTCTTCATTGATTGGTTGAGGTGCTTCTGCTTCCATTACTTGCTCAATTTCAATTGCGTCTTCGCTACGTGCAAGATACAAGCCAACTCCGAGTGTTTGAACTGCTTTCTTCAAAGCGTCCGAAACAGCGCCCTTAACTTCGTCTCCGATGTCAACAGGCTCGCCTTGCTTGTTCAGCTTGATTTTTTGCCCACCGACACCGTCTCGGGTTACAGCAACACCATTAATGGTTGCAATTACGCTTACATGCGCAACGATTGATGTCCCCAGTTGTTGCCAAGATGTCACAGTGAACGACCAATTCTCAACACCAATGACCTTGTTCATTCGATTGATTACTTCGCTGACTGGAATATAGGTGAGACTTGCCCCACCCTTATTAAGGGTCCGCTGCATTTCGTTTGGAAATGGTTCTGAAAGATTTTGGTAAATAGCGCTCATTTTGCTCTCCTTACAATAATGTTTGGTTCTGATTCTGTTACTTCACAAAAGTTATCTGCAGAAATGCCGATTTTTGAAAGTTCTTTGACTCTCCAGTAGGAAACAGCTGCATAATCAAGAAGCTTCGTGACCATGTCCTGTGTGGTCATGACCACCTCTCCAGTTTCCATGTCAATTGCCATGTCGTTCAGACGTGATGCAACATTTTTTGCAAGACCCTCATGGTCCCATTTCTTGCGGTCTGAGCCAGCACGCTTTTCAACCTTGGTGCCGTCAGACAGAATTACCTCTGGAATCTGGCCGAGTGACTCAACAGCCATTTTTGACAGGTAGTCGTAGGCTGCAGAAATATCACCCTTAATCAGGTGAACATCAGAAATAGCCTCACAGACTGTTTGTGCATCGGCAGTGGAGAAGTTCTCTTTGAACACATTCTCCAGCTCCATGATTGCTCTGCGCATTGACGAAACTGAATCATCCCATGCTTGATTACCAGTACTCATATCCCTCCAATTAGTTAGTATTGCTTAGGTGTCAGATGATTATAGCCATTGGCTTTCTCTGAGGCAACCCCAAGCCAGCTAAATATGTAAATGCACTTACGGCGGAGTCAACTTGGTCATCATGGTCTCCAGCTTCAGGGAATGAAGAGAATTCATCCAGCCAGTCTGTGAGCCATGCATTTCGAATTACCCGCACGTTGCCGTTGGCCACCGCTGCAGAAAAAGGTCTAGCGCGAGTCAACTTATCGCCAGTTGAGCGAATTCCCATAAAGTCATAGCCTGGAACAACATATCTTGCATACTGGTCAACAAGAGCTTTTCCAGAGGAGCCAGGTTCTTGCTCCATCCGAATTGATACAGTATGTCCATCTTCGTAAGCTGTTTGAGCGATTAGCTGTTCCACTTTTTCGTTTTTCACACGAGCCCGTTTAACATCAAGAACATACGATATTCCTTGGTCGAAGAGCATCAACGTGCCAACCGTGTAGTCGGGATTTGGGTTTGAGTAGCTTGGCTCTGTGGCCGCAAGGTCCCAAAATCTGACTGCTCGAGCAGACGAAGTCACCTGAGGAACCTCTGACTGGTCAATAATTACGAAATTAGTTCTATCAAAAATACTACCTAAAGAAGTAGCCCACCAGTCGCCCATCTCAAGACGCCGACGCTCAATTGGGTCAAGAGCAGAAAGAGCCTGCCTGTATGACTCAGCATCAATTCCTGGGTTGTCCGTAAGCATTGATGGAACAAAAATCCTGTCCGTCTCAGGGCCTTCAACGATAAATCTCTGTCTTACCCAGTTTGGTGCTGGGTTAGATGCCGAACGCATTCTTAGTGGAACCTTTGAAAGCTCTCCAGTTGATGGACGGCGCAGACGAGAAAAGAGATACCTGTAGTCACCTTCCCGAATTTCCGTAACCTCATCCATGCCGATGAACTGGAATTCAGAACCTTTGTAACGCAGGTAGTCATTGGTGTTATTCAAGTACCCGAATGAAACTCTTGCCCCAGAAGGGAAAGTTGCGATAAAGCTATTGGCATTCCAGTGGACATCGTCATAGAGGTTTATCCAAGAACGGAATCGGTCCATCAGAGCGCCTGGAAGAGCAAGGTCAGCATATGTACGACGAAAAAGAATTGCTGAATACCCAGGAATATCAACGTATTGCAGCGCTGCCATTAGCAAGGCAGAAGATTTGCCACCACCAGCAGCGCCACCAAACAAACCCTCAAGCGAGTAGCTGCGCAAAAATACCTTCTGGGTCAAAGAAGGCTCTTCAGGGCAGAAGAGTGGAGTCTTTGGTTCCAGATAGGCGAGTACTTTATTCCAATCGGTCATCGTCATCCTGGCTCAATAAATTTAGTACTAGTATTTAACCACATGCAATCCACAACACTGGCGGCAGTATGAAAAAAGTCAAACAATGGTTTACAAGACCCAGAACTGCCAATATCCTTATGGCTTCATTTATAATTATGACTACAACTGGCGCATTTTTATTTAACCCCGCACTCGGTTTTGTAGTTGCAGGGCTGACATGTGGTGCTCTTGGGCTATTACTAGGAATGGATTGATAGCAAAACATGGCGTGGAACTCCCCAACGAATAAGTCTCTCTCAGGCACTCAGGGTAAGTCAATACTTACACCAGGGGCACCGGTCGCATTTAATGTCAGCAATGCTGGCAAGCCATACCGTGACTCTTGGGATATTGAGCGCGCATACAGAGAAGGAATGGCCAAGGTCACTTGGGTTAACAGATGCGTTGATGCTATTTCTGGAAACCAAGCTCGCCTACCAGCAATGCTTCGAAAAGATAATTCTCCAGACGGAAAAATTGTTACAGATAACAAAGAGAACAAAATTCTTGATTTGTTAAACACAAAATCAAATATGGGTGAAAACTCTTTTGTTTTTAGGTATCGCCTATCTTCTCAGTTGTTGATGTCATCAAGAGGGGCGTTTATTGAAAAAGTTAGAGGAAAAGATGGAAGCGTCATTGCTTTGCAACTTCTTCCGCCTCAATACACAGCGCCAATACCTGATGCAAAAAAATTCGTATCAGGTTTTGAAGTTGACATGCGAAACGGAACGAAGATAATAGTTCCTCCAGATGATGTTATTTGGATTCGCAAGCCACACCCACTTGACCCATATTTGTCGCTAACACCACTTGAATCTGCTGGTATTGCGATAGAGATTGAAAATCTTTCCAAGATATATAACCGTAACTTTTTGCTCAATGACGGTCGTCCGGGTGGATTGCTAGTTGTTCGTGGAGAGATTGATGACGACGACAAAGACGAACTTAGAAGCAGGTTTAGAGGAAATATAAACAGGGCTGGCGCTGTAACAGTTGTTTCTTCCGACGAAGGTGTTGATTATGTTGACACTGGCTCAAACCCAAGAGACGCAAACTACATTCAAATGCGTCAGATAACTAAAGAAGAAATTCTTGCCTCATTTGGTGTTCCAGAATCGGTTATTGGTAATGCATCTGGACGAACATTCAGCAATGCGGCTGAAGAACATCGCGTTTTCTGGAACGAAACGATGCTTCCACACATGGAGCTTATTGGTCGCGGGCTTGATGAGCTTGACGATGAGTACTACATTGACTTTGATACTTCTGAAGTTCCGATTCTGATTCTTTACAAGCAAGAGCGCGAAAGATACTTGCTTGATGAGTTTCAAAACGGTTTGATAAGTGGCAATGAATACAGAGCTCATACAGGAAGAAAAAAAGTTGACTCAGATTTGATGCAAGCCATGTTGGCAAATCCAAACCTGACCCCTATTGGGTATACGGATAGAAAGTTTGATTCACAAGAACAGGCTCAGCAACAGCAAGCTGCGGCTATGGCTGCTCAGGGCCAAGCACCAGGCGCACCAGGTGCCCCAGTGCCAGGGGCTCCAGTACCAGAGGGTCAGCAAGCTTCAGAAGCTGGTCAACAGCCATTACCTGAAATACCAGCACAGATGGTTGACTTCACAGAAAAACCACAGACGATGTCTGAAGCACTTGTTGCTGAACAGATTGCGCAATCAGGTGGTCCAGCAACCCAGTCTTCACCAAGTGCCCTATCTGCGTTTGATGAGTCAATGAGTTTTAAATCTGAAAACAAAGAGATTCAAGAGTGGGACGAAAAAGCAGAACAAAACAGTAAACGCTGGATTGAAATTTTAGATAGAAATCTTGAAAGACTTTTTGAAAGACAACAACGAGTAGTTCTTGAAAAAGCTCTTGGTGCAAAATCAAAGCGAGCAGTTAATTCTGGAAGCCTAGAAATTGAATCAATATTTGATATTGATGTATGGAATAAACAGGTTGAAGAAGACCTGAGACCTCTCATATCTGGTATTACAGCAGATGCTGGTTCTTTGATTTCCGAAACCACGTCAATGCCAATTGACATGGAAGAAGATGAAATTAAAGAATATCTTGACGCTCAAGTTGCACGTATGCAAAAAGTGAACGACACAACCAAGGAAGAACTAGCATCAGCAATATTGATTGCGCTAGCACTCGCCAAGGATGAAGACAGGGTCGGAATGCTCAAGGCTGCTATTAGCGCAATTTTCATCAACCTTCTAAGCAAGAGAAAGCGCATGATTGCAGAGCATGAAGCTCAAACGGCATACAACGCTGGTGTTTATTTTGGTTCTAAGCAAATCGGCGCTTCTACAAAGACTTGGATTTCATCAAAAGACGCAAGGGTTCGCTCTGAACACCGCCTTCTTGATGGAAAGTCGGTAGGTGTTGGCTCGGCTTTCAACATCAACGGTTTAGAAATTAGATTCCCGGGAGACCCACTCTCGTCTCCTCAGATGACAATCAACTGCCGATGCAGACTTGGGTTCAACCTTGACTAAGACTTTACTAAAACTATTCAATCAATAAGCCAATGGTGCGCCACAAGTAGCTATTTACAGTTTATTATTAAATCTGTTCTCTCGAGAAAGTCTTAAATATGAGCAATATTGCCCAAAACTTTACTGAAACTCAGTACAAAGCAATGCCCGGCCAAGTGTCCACAGACGAAATGCAAGGCATCGTTGAATGTTTCGTGGCAGGAATCGGGAATAAAGACAGCGTTGGCGACATTTGTTTGCCTGGCGCTTTCAACGCATCGCTCAAGAGAAGAAAACCACGTGTTGTTTGGGGCCACAACTGGAACGAACCAATTGGAAAAGTTCTAGACATCTACGAAGTTGGGCCAAAAGACCCAAGACTGCCAGCAAAAATGCGCGCGCAAAACATTGGCGGTCTGTTTGCGAAGGTGCAGTTCAATTTAAAATCAGAGCGTGGCCGTGAGGCATTTAGCAATGTTTCATTCTTTGGTGAAGAACAAGAATGGTCAATCGGCTACAAGACGCTTGATGCTGTATTTGACACAACTCGTCAAGCAAACCTTCTCAAAGAAGTTGAGCTCTATGAAGTTAGCCCTGTTTTGCACGGAGCAAACCAGCTAACTGCAACAATTTCAATCAAATCAGAAGACCAGCTAATGGAGACGCAGGATTCGTCTTCCGAGGTAGAGGAAAAGGGTTCGCCACTTCGTGACCCAAAGGGCGGTCTCACGGCAGCCGGCAGAGCACACTTCAAGCGCACAGAAGGCGCAAATCTAAAACCAGGCGTAAAGGGACCAGCAGACACACCAACGAAGATGCGTCGCAAAGGTTCATTCCTTACCAGATTCTTTACCAATCCACGTGGCCCAATGAAGGACGAAAAGGGTCGCCCAACGCGTCTTGCACTTTCCGCTGCCGCATGGGGTGAGCCAGTTCCACAGGATGCTTCTGATGCAGCAAAGCTTGCTGCAAAAGGACGTCGCATGCTTGAGCGTTATGAAAACTCCAAGAAGAGTGATGAGGCTGAAGTTGAGGAGAAGAACTACGCAATCTACTCAGCAATGAATGAGCAAGAAAATCCAATCACTGGAAAAATGGGAATGCTTGCCCGCCAGCTCGGAAGACACTTCGGTGGCAACATAACCGTTCGCGAGGCTGACGAGAACATGGTCATATTTGACATTGACCGCGATGGCAAGCCAGAAACAATGCGCGCTGCATATCACAGCCCAGAACCAGATGTCTTTATGTTTGGTGCATCAAAACCAGTACGGGCTCAGGTTGTTTACGTGCCGATGGACGATGACGGGAACAGAAGAACAATGACACCAGGGATGGATGCTCGTCCTCAATACGACATCCCTCGTGCCGGTATTTCACAAAAGCCACATGGCGATTGTGGTTGTGGTTGCAAGGGCGGAGACTCTTGCGAGATTGGAGCAGAAATGAAATCGTGGTCAGATTACAAGAACGATACACCTGGCATACACATGTTTATCAAGACTGTTGATATGGAAATGTTTGCCGCAGTCAATGAAGTCGCAGACGACTACGGTTTTGATGTCGAACTTCTCAATGATGGATTCGTTATACCAAACATTGACTGGCATGGTTCAGATGCACAGAACGAAGTGATAGGCGTTCTTGAAGGCGTTAGCGAAAAAGGTCTTGCTAGAGGACTTGCTCGTGGTCTTAGAAGTACGGCACGCCGTGCTGGCCGCGGTTCAACGAGAGATGGTGACGGCGACAATAAAATCACTAACCCGCGCACGGGAAGAGATGACCTGCCAATTCCGCCAAAGCCGAAAATGATGCCTCCTCGAGAGATTCCAAAGGAAGTTCCAGAGAAGCAGCCACAAACTGTTCCAACCCGGACTCCATCACGCCCGACTGTTCCTTCCAGACCGGTGCCGTCAACTCCTTCGCGCCCAGCTCCAACTAGACCTCTCGTCCCAGCTGGTCGTGGTTCGGTTGCTGGTCAGATGGGCAACCGTAAGAACAGAGAAGCTCTTGGCCGTCATATTCTTCGCCAATTGCGTGAGTATGAACTTGATATCTATGCTCCTTCAAAAGCTCCAAAACGAGCTATGGAGATGGCGCTTGATGAGATAGCTCAGAGAAATGCCATGACCAGAAAACAGCTGGACAAGATTCTTCGCAGGCTAATCATGCAGGAGCGCAGAGACGCTGTTCTTCGTCGTTCTGGAAGAATAAAGTCAGAAGAGACTCCAAACATCTATGTGTCAATTTCTGAAGTCAGCGACCTTGAGGTCAAGTCTGGTCTTCAAATAAATTCTAGAGACATAGACACCCTGCTGATTGATGCTGAACCAGAAATGATGTTTGCTGTCAAGTCCGCAGTTGACGCTATTGGCGACTTCTATGGATTTGAGTCTTTTGCAACAGATGCAGGCATTCAGATTAAAGACGCTTCATACCTTCCAGGCGACGCCATTGAGGCTATTGCAAATGCATACATGAACGTTGCTGGCGAATATGACCTAGTTGATTTTGAGTTGAATCGTCTCGCTAAATAAATATGCAAGAAGATTACAAAACAACTGGTGACAGCTCTTTGGAGTTGCGGATAAAGGCTGTTGATAGAAAAATCGCTGACGCCGCTCTGTCTGGTGACTTTAAAAAAATTGAACTTCTGAACATAAAACTTGATTCACTTGAAGCTCAACTTAAAACAACAGAACAGTTGACAGAAGAAGTGAAGTCTTCTCGCTTCACTCGCCCAAAAACAAGTAACTTTCGCCAAAACAATCCTGTTATGGGTTATGCTAAACCTACAGAACAACGGAAGATTTCACATAAATATCACTGCATGGTGTCAGGCGAAAAGCGCATGAATCCTTGCGGTGGTTGCAGCAATCCGAAAGGTTGCTTGTCAAATTCAATGCAGTACAAGGAGCAGGACCAATGACCGAAAAAGCAGCAGTTGTCAAGTTGAACGCGGACGGAGAAGTTGTTTCCTGCGCAAAAGGTCTTGACTCAACAGAGTGTGGCTATGTAGCCGGAGCAAAAGTTTGTGGCAAATGTGGAGCAATGGCAACACAAATGAAAATGGATGGAATGGGAATGATGCCTGATGCTTCAGTTTCTGCACCAACTCCAAAGAAGAAAAAGAAGATTGCAGGAATGGTATCCCTCGACTCGCAAATGAAAGAAGACGAGGACATGATGGATGACGAAGACATGGACATGGACGAAGAAGACATGGACATGGAAGACGAGGACATGGAAGACGCTGAGGATGAAACCGAAGAAGACATGCCTGAAGAAAAAGAAGAAGACGAAGAAGACGACAGCGAAATGTATGCAAACCAGACTGCAGAGAGAAAGAAGATGCGCATGCGTCGACTCGCAACCATGGGTTACAAGTCTGCCGACTTTGATGAAGAAGCATTCGTTTGCTCTTTTGACCGCAAGGTTTATCCAGGCGGTGCAACTGTTTGTGATAGCTGCCCAGGTGGATGTGTTTCAGAAAAAGGAATGCCAGCTCTGATTGAAATTGAAGGCATTGCTGAAGACATGTTCAGAGGAAAGGTTCTTGACTCTGGATACTCCGATGAAGCAGACTTGTTTGTTGTTGACGTAGAGCGCAAAGACGGAAAGCCAGTAGAAATATTCTTTGATGGTTCAACTGGCGAAGTCATGGGCTGGCACCAATTGACAAATGATGTTTTGCAAGTGAAGTCAGCTTTGGAAAACAAGACAATGATTAGCTTTGGCGAAGCAGCAGACATTGCTGTTAAGTCTGTTGAAGGTGACATCATTGCTGTAGAGCCAGACGTATTTGAAGGCTTTGACGTTTATGCAGTGGAAATTGACGGCATTAACGGCAAGTCCTATGACGTTTTCGTGTCCCTTGATGGTGAAGTACTTGGCTATGACGAGTACACGCAGGAAGAAGCTTCAGAGATTGAAGCAGAAGCCGCAGAGATTGCACTCAAGCGCGCATACACAGAAGAGTCGCGTAACGCAATGTCAAAAGCTGGACAGGCTTTGCCTGACGGTTCTTACCCAATCAAAGATGAAGCAGACCTCCGCAATGCAATCCAAGCTTACGGTAGAGCAAAGGACAAGGCAGCAGCAAAAGCACACATCATGAAGCGTGCGCTTTCACTCGGCCTTGAAGACCTCATCCCAATGAACTGGGTGTCAAAAGAAGACATGGAAAAGGCAAAGAACGAAAGCTCTGAAAAGAGCATCGAAGGCGCCGTCAAGTCAGAAGAGACCGAGTTCCTCACCAGCCTCATGGAGTTTGAGATGATGGCTGTTGAAGAGGGACTAAATCAGTCCGAATCGGAGTGATGTAACATAGTTGGAGATATCCAACTAATTTTTTCTAGGGCGTAGTGGATTACTTCATGCGCGCTGGGGGCCTCCAGTGACAGATAAAAAACACGATTTTGCTAAATCTGCAATAACCAAAGCTGCGTTCAACAAGGACATATCTTTGACGACTGCGCCAAGCGGTTTCAAAGCAGAAAAACCAAAATCAAAACCATCTGTTGCTAAAGATTCAGAGCCTGAAGAGCCGGAATTTGAAAACCCTTTTGATGAGTTTGTAAAAACTTGGGAACAAGGCGACATCCTTCCTTTCGTTCCACCAGGAATGACTTTTCATTTATGCAAGTTCAAGCCAAACAATCTTGATATTGATGCAGAATATCTTGGCTTAGACGAGAAGTATAGAAAAAAGCCAAACTCAAAGATTCAAAAAAAGTCTTACATGTCTGATATTGACTTGAAGAATCTTGGCCCAAAACTAAGAAACTCGGTTGAAACTGTTAGACAAAGAGCGCTAAGCAGACGTGGTGGTCTTGTCCCCTGGGTTGATGACAATAACAAACTTCGTTGTCCTGCAGGCAGTCCAGCAGCAAACCAATTCACAGACGAAATGATGAGCAACTGTTTCATACTGTCACCAGGAACCATGGCTGGAGCTGGGAGAAGAGCAATCAGACGTGCTGGTGCAGCCGCTGACATTTTGTCTTCAAAACCAGGGCAAAGAGTTGGCGTAAATATCACTCCTGGAGATATTGATGTAAGTAGCCAAGAAGGCATACGCAAGCTAGGACCAAGTGGTGCACAAGCGCTTATGTCCGTTGGCGGTCGTGTTGGCGTGCAACCTGGTGTCGCTGGAGAAATGGGTGGCGGATTTGGTTTTCGTGCTGACGCAAAAAAGCGTTCATCGTCAAAAGGTTGGCAACTTGGCGTTAAAGAACAACTTGAGCGTGGAAGAAGAGCAACGTACTTAGCAGATGAACTCCATAGGAGAATGCTTAATCCTACAGCTCCAGACGGCATACGATTGCCGAGCGGAGCTGCTGTTGGCGACATAAGGAACAAAGCAAACTTTGTACGCGCAATGACTGAGCTCTTTCCCAATGTTGACCCAGCGCAGATTGAATCATTGTTTGATAACGCAATGCCAAACAATCTTAGCGCTATAGAAAAAATGAGATTTAGAAGAGACCTAGTTTCTTTTTGGGAAGCTCACATTTTTGAAGCAATTAATTCGCCAAAAACAGCAAGATGGATGACCAACATCCAAGTTGATACATCTACAGATGCTGCTATGGAAATAAAACTTGAACCGTTTGCTCCTTCAATCACGACAGGAAATAGAGCTTCATCAATAGCTGCCCAATCATTGGCTCAACAGTCTGGAAACCTTGCTAACGGTGGTGTCCATTTTTCAATGATTTACAACCCAATACAAATGTTCATCATGTCGCAAGGTGGTCCATTTTCAAGAAACGGTAGAGCAAACGGCATATCAGATTCACGACGCGGAGACATGCACTATATAGGCGTTCACGAATTTGGGCACACAGCACACTTTGCTTCAGTCATGGAGGGATTGGGTTTTGACAACTCAACACTTCAGAGATATCAAATGGTGCGTTCGCTTGCGCGACCTCAAAACGGAATACCAAACTGGTCACCAAACCGAGAAGTTGGTGGATGGATTATTGACTGGACTCAAGCACAGAATCCGATGAATAGCCAATCAATTGCCGGCCTTATTCAAGCTGCTCAAAACCTGCAAACCAGAAACTATAAAGGCGGAAATTATGGCCGAGGCGTGTACGGCTGGACACGCAAAGACCTTGAAAAAGATTTAAATGATTTTTATGATGGTGTAGTTGAGGCAATTCACAACAACATAACTGACACCGAAGAAGACCGAGAAATGATGCGCGCTTTTTCTGGTGGAGAATATGCGGCCCTAAACAGCATTGAAGCAAGAGCTGAATATTTTGCTGCCCGAAGAATGTTTGGTGAAACAGCAGACAAGAGAACAAGAGTTCGCAGAAGAGGCGGACTGAACCCATTCAGGAAAAATCAAGGATACCAAGCAAACTATGTGGAAGATTTTGCTACCGCTTGGTCAACTGGTCCATGGAACCAACCAGGAAATACGGCAAACGTTCGAACACCACAAGAAATCTACGATGACCTAGACAGAATAGGTCAAAATATTTCAGGAGTAAGACCTGGACGCTGGAACATCAGCGGAAGAATGTCTGGTTCGTCAGCGCCGCGCAAATCTGTGCATGCACAAAATGTGGCAAGAGCCGTTCGTTCTGCAGAGAGAATGAGCGACCCAAATAGCGCACAGTATAGGCGTGGCATTGTTTCTGGGAGAATGGCCTCATCTGGGTCGGTGAAGTCACAAAACACAATTACGCCAATTTCCCCATCAACACCAGAACCGCTTGGAATCATTAGTCCGCAGCCAAAAGAAGCTGGTCGTTCAGCAAAAATCCTTCAAGATGCATCAAAAGTTAGTGGTGTTACTTGGTCAAACCCAGCACCAGCCGACGAGGTAAAAAAGGCGACTGATTGGGCAAATTCATCACTTGTTT